GGAGAAACGAGTCAAATAAACACTCGTACAAAACTCCATTACGAGTTTGCACGCCTGCTTTTCGCTCACCTTTGCTTAAAGATGCGAGTGGAAGTAAAAATTTCCATAGGATCTGGGCCGAAGCACAGATTCTATCTACTTAAAATCTTCCAAACGCTGTTTATAACAGTTTTGTATCTTCGGCTCAAATGAGCACGACTAATATAGCCGTAACGTGTGCTCGCCCACACGATTAGTTGCTTCCGTCTTCACGGCTCAGGATATCCCTAGACATTGTCCTACCCCAATTTGCGGATGCTGTTTTAGACTTCCCAGGTCTTAATAAGTTTAATGACATTTAAGGTCAATTGCAATTTCAAGACTTGCTAGTCGTCTCATATTTCTAGGGTGAGCTACCCGAGGCCCCTACGGTGGGCCTGTTCCAACGGCTGGTGTATCTAGCACAGTTACTAAAGGTAAACCTATGTAGAATCCGAGTTGAAAGTCTTCTGCAATGGACGCAAACACTTCAATTCTACCTGGAATAACATCCGCAGAGAGTTGATGCAAATTAAAGCACCGGTACTCAGTATTTAGCCCATACGAACCGCCCTCAAAATTGAGTAAACGATTCGGAGTAAATCTATTAAGGCTATAATATGGTAACTCTGCTTCCACGCACTGTTGTGAATGCGTGTGTTGTTGTTCTTGTGAAGCATTCTGCCGCTCAACAAAGGGGCGTAATAAATTCTGTGCCCTCTGTCTAGTTCCATTGTTTGACGCCAAATCAAACGCGTAAACGTTGCTGTATTGATTTGCACCATAAGACAAAACACTCTCGGATGGTTGTATTCCTAGCATTGTGTTGGAATTAGTACATATGGCCTTGAAGCGCGTACCACCACGGAAACCCGAATATGCATAAGATCCGAACGTTAAAAAACTATTAAACGTTCTAACGAATCCGTCTGCCTCACTCTGGGTACTATATCCACGTGGTCTAGGTCGACTTCGCAACACATGCGTCGCTCCGAGCATAACACCGATAATCTTTGGTAAATACATATAAGATGTCGGTCGTTTCATCAAAGCACGCATTGTCCTAATATCCTCACCTGCATACACCATCATCTGCCTGTCCACCTCACTGTTTGATCCAGCAGTGAATGAGATTTGCGTATCATCTGGCATTTGGCAATCCTCCGCACAATCTGTCATATCTCCACCTTGTACCTCCAAAACCTTAGGAGTTGCAAGCTTCTTAAAAACGAATCTTGAATATGACATATTTGGGTCAAAAACCTTAAATCCAGCGTTGAAAGATCCATACAAATTTATGGCAACAGCTTCTGTTGATGAACTGGGTGATGTAAGTTCATTTAAAACGAATATACTAATCACTCCATTATCTCCTGGTTCATTCCTAACATTGCTATTTATACCATTGTTGGATTCTAACGCTTGCCAACCTGTAGGCCTAGTCTTAAAAGCTTGACTTTGTGCCCACGGTATCTGAATCGTCATCTCTTTGGAATCAGCTAAGTCCATAACATAAGAGTATTGGACATTAGTCTCCGGTGTAGATGTTGCTACTGACGGATCATAAACAATCAAGATCCTGCCTTTGTGGAAATTCGAACACGCAACTTCAACCTTCAAATTGAAGGTCCCACGCCAATACCTAAAATCAAACATAGGTATGGCATAGGAAGGAAATTGCCACGCGTTCTCAGTGTTGTGCTTCAACTTGTGATATGGCCAAACGTTTATGTCTGTCAATCTCGTGTTGGGTAAAGCATCAACTTTCCAATCAAAAGAACCCAAATAATTGGTTCTAGTGACAAGGCTATCAATAGATAATTCATCATTACCACCTAATCCCATGACTCTGGTATCAATCGTGATCTCTTGCTTTGTATCTAAGGATAACTTCGTAGTGGTGTCTAGCGTGTCGTAGTTGGCTAAATTCGCTATGGGGCGCGGTTGCATCTTCATGGCTGGTGTTATATCAACCGGTCTCGAAAAACCATATAACTTCGCCAATTTAGAAGATAAACCCGCGGCTTCACTCATAGCCATTGCGAACGGCTTCAATGGCCCCATATAAGGGGCTACTGTGCTCGCAACATTTGCTAACATTGTCGCTGGTCGTGATATTACTCCTTCGGTATCGTATTCACCCGCCTGTGGTGTAAGAGAACCGGAAGAATTAATGGTTGGGCTATCAAATGTGGCTTGATCTGCCCATGCAAAAACACTAATCGTTAAATCGGTAGTTGCACCATTGACGTTCTTGAGTTTATTTATTGACTCTAAGTAAATCACTCCCATCTCGTCCCAATCTGAATTTGGTATATTCAAAGAATCTTTGTACCAAAAGAAAGGGATTCGTAACTCGCCACCTGTACTCATACATGGATCTAGGAAAACATGTGGTCGCTGTGTTGCTAACATAATATCTGCTTGCTCACCTGCGATATGTTCGTGTTCCAAATCGAAATCATTTAATGGTCTATAAGACGCAATTATTTTCCCGAAATAGAATCCGTTCCCATTGATCATGAACTTTAAGTGTAAGTTGCACCTCAAGTTATTGAAGTTGTTAATCCTATTTATCACACGCTTATTGTCTAAGAATAATTTCCACGGTTTAAATTGAGTGGATAAAGCTTCCGCGACTTTAACGGTTGTTGAAAAGATCTTAACTGGTCGTTTGAGAAAACTCTGTAGATCATCGTCTGAATTGGTTGTACCAAATCGCGTTGGGTCAATAGACTGATCGACATTATTTATGACATTGTACTCCGTATCTTGGAACTGCATCAGCTGGGCTTTCGTGACTCCGTCACCAGACTGCTGTGCTGAGGTTGTTTGCGTTCCCGCTTGCACCTCTAATAAGCCCGTGTGGGCTCCCTCACCAGGGAGTTTGTCCCACGCCTTCTCTATTGTTTCAGTTTCCTCTTCCGCTATTAAGCTCAAGGGTTGACCGAAGACAAAAGCAGGGTTTTCAAGATTAAACCCCGAAACTAAATGGTTCAATGTAGAGTCTGTAACCAAACTCACATCGTCCCACGAATGTGGTGTGTGTGTGTTGTTGTTCTGCCAGTAAAAAATAACTCTCGTGCTCACTCGGCATAGTGAAAGCACTCCAGTAGAACTTGTTGACCAGAATCGTCGCCCCTAAATAGGGGTGCCCCCACCGGGAGGGCCTCTTGATGTACGCACGCGTCCAGGAGTTTACGCAGTCCTCGCATATAACTCTCGTCGTAATCATCGCACACATCCCCATCTTGCGTTTTACATCCAGGTGGGTCCGGATGGATCTCAATCGGCGGTAAGCCGGTTCGATATCTAGATATCCATATAATCTTAAAATCGTCATATGTCATCTTGTAACATCGGGAATACGGGATCAAATCGTAATCCTCCAAGATCTCGAATGCAATGGCGCTCCGAGCGTCGTAAATTTCACGTCCGTGAAAAAACCACGCAGCCAAGGCATTATCCATATTGACGGCCGCACTCTCGTGGGCTGACAATTGAGACTTGGTAATGAACTGGAGACTTTTAAAAATCGAAGTCTCATCTAGTGGTCCCAACACCGCATCTAACTCTTCATCGTACCTCGGGGTTCGTTTTAAGAAAGATAGTTCATATATATTGATAAAAGGGACGGAATCTTGATCTTTCACTGCCATCGTGTAAACGATGTTGTGTTTAGCAAAATATTCCTGGCGATTTGTGTGGTTGAACCAGTCAAATCCTGGTCGAACTGAGTCAGCACAATCATCACCGTACGTCATAAGAGACGATACAGCTTTGAAAGGTGGCACCTTCAAATTCAACTGCCTTGCTAGACCAAAATAGCATATTCGGTGCAACAACGAGTTACACATACAATTGCCAATTGTGGTGAGACTATTCCCCGACGTCATGGATCCAAACAATTTAAATATGTCTCCATTCATGTGGACAACTGGAAAAATAACTTCAGTCGCCAACGTCCGCATAATCTCTAATTCCTCCTCCGTGTAACCGATGGATTGTGCAAATTCTATGAATATACTAAAAGCTGCACTAAGAACTTGACTACTCATCTTTTGGTCATAGTTCTTGTAATCTCCGGCTACAATCCTGTCATCACCGTACTTACTGATAGACTTGATAACAGCTTCCCATTCAGGACCTTCTGCGTTGCATCCTACCGCCATCTCAAACACCTCGGGGCGTTGAAGCATAACCACTAACACGGGTAAGTAGTACTGGCGGAGTCCTAGACTAAGATTCATATTCGAACATTGAAATGTGCGAGCTACGACTTTGGAGTTTTTGATAGGTTCATCCTTCAAAGACTGGTGGAAGACCTCATAGGTCCTTTGCCCACACTTCCATATCTCCTTCGCTCTTTCATATTCTTCAATCATCTCGTCGGGAAGAATCATCTTTTCATCAACGATCTCACATAGCTTGTTCTTAGCTTTAAAGTAAGGAAATCCTGCTGAAGTTTTACGATTCATCTTCTCTAGTCCAGGAACACCTATAACACCATTCACTGTCTCGTCTAAGCTCATAGGGCGAGCCCCATTTGCCAATAACTTGAGTGTAGGTCCCATAGACTCGATCACATCACAAGCAGCAGCCTCAACTAAAGTTTGGTCGAAGCCCTGGTTTGGATTTGTGGTATTCTCAATACAAGCCAAATGATGCACCCACGTTTTTCCTGGTGGGGGCGGCTTATGATTGAGTTTCACTCCAAACTTCTCACAGACAGAATCACAAATAATTGTCTTGTGTACAGTATGGGTGAACCGAGTCACGGGAGTGTCGATGGTTCCATAATATTCAAAGCCAGAATCCTCACTTAGCTTGAGTAATGGAGACATATCAGTAGGTTTCTCTACCAGTTTAAAAGATTTCAAACGATCTATCTTCATCTCACCCGAGTGGGCTGATAACAACACGGATTTCTTCATTCTGAAGAATTCACGCGCCTTCTCAAACTCAGGGCGAGTTAACTGATTAGAACCACCTTGTCTTTCACTACCAGCAACGTGGAAGCTATGAATGTACGGTTCCTTGGTGTGTGCTACGAATATCATACAACACAATCCTTTATGAGAATCAAAGTCCAAATTGTACCTGTACCCCTTAGAATCATATCGCGTGTTGGTCTTGCGATCAATTGAACACAAAGGTTCTTGTTGCATCCTAATATTACGCTGACCATTCGTCAGTTCACCGTCCTTATCTCTGTACATGTACTGACAAACTTGATCGCACACGACATCGACTTCGGGCAAGAATTTTGTGATGTTAGGTTTATCACCAATCACGCTCACATAGAGCAACAATAAATCCTTACCTGGGACTTTATAACCATCCAAACGACTCAAATAACACTTCACACGATGTCCAATTGATTGACCACTTCCAAACAATAATTCGCACTCGACAGCATGATCGGGCAAAAAATGATATGGAATCATCATTAGGCTATCATTGAACATGATCATGTTTAGAAAGCATCTCTTTCCCGCTTGAGGCGAGTAGCTCAGTACACCAATTGATTTCTCACACAACTTTTTGATCTGATCAATAGTAGCATGGTTCGGTGTAATACCTGGCGCTCGCGTAATCTCAAGTTTTGCAAAGTTAGACTTCACGTTAGGGATTGAATAGGTTCCACCCTCGGGGGCGAACTCTAGCTTACCAAATAGTGCTTTGAGTAACTTGAAAACCGCAAATATGGTTATTCCTTGAAGACATCCGATCGCAATGTACTGCAAACCCACACGGGCGGGCTCGGGTAGACATCGCGTAGCGAAAAATCTAGACCATCGCTGGCGTCTTCGAACTATGTATTTTGACACCATCCACGAATGTTGATTGAGCAAGTAAACCGATCCCGCTGCGCCTAACATCCAAGCTATGCCTCCAATCAAGAAACCATGTGTTAAACACAGTAAAAATGAGAAGCAAACTAAGAAGAAGCTAATATGTGCAAGAAATCGCCTATGTACCAACGTGTTATATGTAAAACTATTTAAAACAACGTAGTTAGGTAATCTCTTAACCACAAATTCTGGAATTAAGTCCACGAGCCATGGATAAGTCTCATGTTGTTCAAGACCAGCACAGTGAGTTGGGAGCCATGAGTCAACGATAGTGGGGTTGTTGCACCTTTCTGAGAGAATAGAATCAAAAAATGAATCTTCTTCACTCAACACGGAACGAACGTCCTCATCACTAACTGTTTGTTGCACTTGTGAATCGTCACCAGCTTGTACTTCCAATCTCTTACGAAATGGTTTCTTAGTCGATAACAACTTACGCGTCCTTACATGTTCTCTCCGATCACCAGCATCTAATGCAGCTGCGACTTCACCTTGTGCCCTATCAAACTCTTCGTCTTCTTGGGCAGATGTGAAAACCTCAGGAAAATCATCATCGGGCGATTCATAATCGCTACACAATGTGCAAATATCCTTTGGAAAACCACAGTCACATAGTGGTGTCTCGCGTTTTTGTGCGCTAAGAATTTCTTGTTGCGCATCATCATGTCGTTCCCATTCGCGCTTATAGATCTGCATTAATTCATACAAACCAATATTGTGAGCCTCAAGACCATTATCCATTGTATAGAAACGGTGGCCCCCTTTTGGCATGGGGTACTTGACATCGAAACGCCAGAGATCAACATGGCCGGCAGCTTTGGCTGGGTCCAACGCATTGCTATCTTCCTTTCTAAACATCGTTCTGACGTGGGGGTAGACAACAAACTGCACACGTCTCAAAATCGAGTAAGTGTCATTAACAAAAAGTGATGCATATAAATGATCAACATTTGTCGTTAGACCAACTAATTCGAAGTTGATTGGTACTGCTCCTTTGGATTCGACATCGGGTTTGAGTGCGACACACGGGACGTTATTCACTATCCTAATCAATAAATCGTGTGCGTTCTCACCAGGCGCTACCTTCTCGGGTTTCTTGTTCATAAAATCATCAAGTAAACCGACAATATGGTGCGAGAAGACTTCTGACTGAAACTTATCAGCTGTATTCACAGTGACAATATAGTCTTTCTCGTCTCCCTCTGGTGTCCAACCCTGCTTAGTCTTTTTCCAAGACATGAAAGCTTTAACCATGTGTGCTGTTACGGAACTCTTTCCAATACCAGCTGGACCTGCAATCAAATAGCCAAATGGACAATATTTTAACTGTGACGATAGTGTTACCATTGCTGTTCGCGTGTGTAGTTTCTCCAATTTTCCATAGAGTTGTACTAGCGTTCGGTCAATCATCTTATCAGTATTTGTCTTTTTCAGCATGACTATTTCTGACTTTGCATCGACGATCTTCTTGATGTAATCTGCTCTTTGCATTCCGCGCTCGCTTAAACGCCCGTTCTCATAGAAGGGCATCCAAGCGTCTAAATCTGCGACGCGAAATTCTAAATTCTGCAACTTATCAAAAGTGAAATCCTTGGGGAACAATGTTTGCTCCATGATCATAGCATACCCGTAATCAACAAAACATTGTAGTGATTCGGCGACAACACTCATGATCTCAAAAACTCCTCCTTCGATCGGCTGAATTGCGAAAAGCTTTACACCTTGGAAATTATAAGATCCAGTCCAATAATGCATTAAACCCATACCCATGAGGGCACGAATAAATTGTACTACGGGTTTCACTAATCCCAAAGAAGCTAATTTTCGAGGATTGCGCAAGCAACTAATAAGCAAGTCAATTCCAATCTTAACTGTGGATCCGGACTGTACATCTAACATGTCAGCCACGCTTCCTTTCAGTATTTCTTGAAGCTCTGGTTCTTTTACACCAAAGACCTCGAAAATTTCGTCAGGGTCCATATCCTCCAATCCATCTTTTTTATGATTCTGTTTAAAATTTTTATATATATTTGCTAAATCTGCTCTACTATAAACATCCTTAAATTGTGTCATTATAGACGAGTCCAAAAACTCGTTAACACATGCTACTAACCCTAATATGAAAGATTTGTCATGGCGGACTAACCCAAAGTCCTTACAAACCAAATATATAGATGTAATTAATCCCCTATATGTAGTCTGCGAAGAAAGATTTACGAAACACAAAGCAATACGCTCACATAAGACGGGCCAATCATGGTCCTTAATAGTCTCATTTAGTAAATACTTTGCTGCTAAAAGTTTCAAATCTTTCTTGTGACGATTATGCAACCCATTTATGCATTCGTCAATGAATCCCCCCTGTACCTCTAATAGGTCGTGTACTTCTTCGCCTTGTACAATGTTGATCGCTTTGTATCGATTCAGTTGTTTTGCGCTTGATGTCACTTTGGATTGCAGTCTTGGTCTCGCTCCAAGCCCTGTTCCTTTATTTCCCTTTCCTGAGCTAAGCTCGTGTAATCCGGCTGCGATTCCCATATTTTTATGTATTTTATTATGTTGGGTCTTCGCTCCTCCTGTACTATCCTCGGTCTGAGCCAGGCCTGTCCTGTACTCGCCTTGCAATAGCCATTGGGCGTCACATTCCTCGGCTTGCACTATGTAATCATTGCTGAAAACGGCGTGCGTCGCGTCAACGGACGTAACGTTATCCCGACTAGGGAAGGTGTCATTGACCTTTGGCGTATCAATGACGTGCCTCTTCTCACCATAAACGTTGTCACTTATAAGAACTTGCATTTTGGAAGGCTGGGGGGGTTTTGTCTACATTTATTCGATGCGAGAGTCGACACTTCTCGCACTTATCCTCGTGTTCTACCGCACGCAGAGGAATCCGCGGGTTATTATTCAAGATTGTTCATCTGTACTTTTAACTATCGGTTGAATCTTTGACTTTTATTACGTATCCCTGGACACTACTGTGTCGCTCCATGTTTCAGGGGGCATCGGCTTTTATTATCATTAATTCTAGTGACAGCGACCAGAAAACTGATTAAATATACATATGTATTTCATTGAATCTACCGTTCAAAAAGAGTGTCGCCAAACACTCAAGATGACATTTACTGCAAAATTGCGACCACGGTGAGCCTGTGGGCCAAATAGATCAACTATATCCAATATGACATTGTTGACTAAATCCATTTTACTTAAAATTAAATAATAACACAAAATTGCAATGATCGCGCTTGCATACGCGGGTGGACAAATAACATTATCGCGACAGGTTAAAGCGGAAACCTATCTATGTTAGTCCATATTCGGGGGTGTGTTTCCTAAAGAGAACACGTGCTTTGAGACGCTAATCTCATCATATATCAGAGGTCGGATTTGTAAGGGACCTTTTTCTGATAAATAAAACTGATGAAATAGCGAATGTTGCTACAAATCTATTCACTTCTTTCAGACACGGTTACAACTGTTCCGTGAATTGGCGTAATCGCCGGGGTGGATAAAAACTCTTCAACGCGTTGAGCGCTGGAACTTTCTTAATGAGAAATTAAGTCTACGCGCACAGTCACTTATACATGGGCTGTGGTACGAAGGCCGTCTCATGCTTGAATCGTTTAGATACAGAGCATGAGTCCTACATAAGATACGAGTAAAAACCTTCACAAGGGTTTTGCTCGCACTCGAAAACTATCATTCTGTTCAGGCAGTATCCTGACTCTAAACGAAAAACTTGCCTAAGGTTATAC